GAGTGTTGCGATGGTAACTCTCAAGGGGTTGGAAGTACTAACCAACAAACAATTAGTAATGTAAACCATACTATTGAAGTAAGGCAAATTACAACAGAAAGAGGTTAATAAAGTTATTAAATAAAAAAGATATGACTAAAGAAATAAAAGACGCGTTAAAAACTATCAAGACCTTCCTAGGAATGGAGGTGAAGTTAGAGCAAATGAAGTTAGTAGATGGTAACACATTAATTGAAGCAGATTCTTTTGAACCTGGAGCAAGTGTTATGATTGTAGTTCCTGAAGGTGAATCTGCACCCTTGGAAGTTGGTAAGTACGAGCTTGAAGATGGTCGTTTACTTATCGTTGAAGAAAAAGGAATGATTGCAGCGATTGAAGAGATGCCAAAAGAAACGGAAGAAGAGGAAATGCCAGTTGAAGCTGATGTGACTCCTGAAGTTGAAGTAAAACAACCTAAAAAAGTTGTGTCAATCACAGAACAACATTTTGCTGAAATGGAAACAAAAATTGCTGAGCTTGAAACTAAATTAGCTGCAATGGAAGTAAAAGAGGAAGATGTAATCGAGTTGACTGAAGAGCCAAAACCAATTCAGTATAACCCTGAAAACGCAAAACCAATTGAGCACATGGATTTAGCTACAAACACAGGTAAATCAACAAGAGATAAGATTTTAGAAGAAGTATACAATAACAAATAAACAAATAAAAAATGGCTACAACAATCAACATTTCAACTTCATATGCTGGGCAAGATTCCAAACTATGGGTAAAGGCTGCTTTATTAAGCGGTAACACACTAGCAAATGGAGGTATGACTATCATACCAAACATTGCTTACAAAACTACAATGTTCAAAATTGGAACGGACGACATTTTAAAGAACGCAACGTGTGATTTTGATGCTACATCTACCGTAACACTTTCTGAAAGAAGTTTGACATTAGAGCAATTTCAAGTTAATTTACAATTGTGTAAAAAAGACTTTTTGGCTACATTTCAAGCTGAAGAAATGGGATTCAGCGCAAACAAAGTGCTAGCAAAATCATTTGTTGACTACTTATTAGCTTACATTACTGATAAGGTTGCTTCATCTGTAGAGGTTTCTATTTGGAGAGGTGTTAACGCAACTGCTGGGCAAATTGATGGTATTTCTACATTATTGGCTGCGGATGCTGCTTTACCAACTGCTAACGAGGTTGCTGGTTCTTCTGCTATTTCTGCTTCTGCTACGGTAATTACTGAATTAGGAAAAATTGTTGACGCTATTCCTGCTGCTTTGTACGGTTCACCTGATTTAAAAATCTACGTTCCACAAGGTGTTATGAAGGCTTACATTAGAGCTTTGGGTGGTTTCTCAGTAGCTGCTACTTCAAATTCTGGTACAGATGCTAAGGGGACACAATGGTATAATGGTGGTGCTTTAACTTTCGATGGTATTCCAATTTTCGTGGCAAACGGATTGGCTGCTAACACTGCTATCGCTGCTGAAACTTCTAACTTGTTTTTCGGTTGCGGTTTATTAAACGATACAAATGAAATCGCGCTTTTAGACATGAGTCCATTGGACGGTTCGCAAAATGTACGTTTTGTATTACGTGCAGGAATGGCTGTAAACTACCATTCAGTATCAGACATTGTTACTTACAACATCGTAAACGGAGCTAACTAATTAACTAATTAATAACCAAATTAAGGGAGGGGGTTTAACTTCCCTCCTTTTTTTTTAAACTTTATTTTATGGCTTGTAATTTATCAATAGGACGCGCTGAGGCGTGTAAAGAAGCAATCGGAGGACTCAAAGCGGTGTACTTCATTAACTATCAAATAGCTGCATCTGATGTAACATTTTCAAATGACCTTATTACAGCAGTAATAAATGTAGACAACTTGTACAAGTATGAGTTGAAGTCTAATGAGAATGTGTTTGACCAAGAAATTGTATCAAGCCGTGAAGCAGGGACAACGTTTTTTCGTCAAACGTTAACAATTAAGTTGAAAAAACAAGACGCGACGACGCACAAAGAAGTTAAATTATTGGCTTACTCAAGACCTCACGTTTTAGTAGAGAATAACAACGGTCAATTCTTTGTTATGGGATTGTTTAGAGGAGCTGATTTAACAGCAGGAAGTATCAATAATGGTGGGGCTTTAGGTGACTTTAACGGTTACAGTTTGACTTTTGTTGCGGAGGAGGCTTTACCTGCACCATTCACAGACATAACAAGTTCAACAACAATTGTTTCTGATTGTTTCACAGGTGCAACAGTAACAACTGCTTAGTCGTGGCTTGTTTAATAACACTTGGACGTTCAGAGCCTTGTAAGGACAGCCTTGCAGGGCTACGAAACGTTTACTTTATTAATGAAGATATAACATCAAATTTTATTTATAAAGAAACAAGCCCCGGAGTTTATGCAGTAGATGACTACTTTGGTGAGTCTATCGACTACGTAAATTTTGTGCAGTATCTTTATAAATTTGAGTTGAAATCTAATGAAAATGTTTACGACCAAGAGATTGTTACTTCACGTGAAAACGGAACGACATTCTTTCGTCAAACATTGACTATCAAACTAAAAAAACAGGACATTGCTACGCATAACGCGGTTAAGACATTAGCATACGCAAAGCCAAGAATTTTAGTTGAAAACAACGAGGGGCAATTTTTCTTAGTTGGACTTTTGAGAGGTTGTGATTTAACAGCAGGTTCTATTAATAATGGTGGTGCGCTTGGTGATTTTAGCGGTTATTCCTTGACCTTCCAAGGTGAGGAGCTACTACCGTCACAATTTGTTGAAAATGGTACAAGTTCATTCTATTATGACATTATTCCTGCAGGTGGCACAACCGTCACACAAATAATAACAAGTTAATACACGGAGGGGCTTAAAACACCCCTCTTTTTTTTGCAACAAAAACACTCTTTTTTAGTTATACTATTACATGATAGTATTAACGACATCCACAAGCCCTCAAATAGTTTACTTCGTGCCACGTGAAGGCTCAGGGAACTCAGATAAGATATTTCTTACAGACGAACAGACAAACGTCACTACAACGATTAATATCACTACCTACGCAACAGGTGACTATTACCACACGGCAACGGCTACATTTGGATTAATAGAAGGACATACGTATGTTTGTAAGATAGGCAAAACAAACGACATTAGATTTTACGGGCGTATATTCTGCACGAATAATCCAAGCTCTAACTTTACTCAAACGGTAACAACCAACGAATTTATTATATATGAATAATAACATTATACAACTATCATCCTATACTGCTCCCGTAATTGTCGAAAATAATCGCAACGAATGGGTAGAATATGGTGAAGATAATAACTACTATCAATTTTTAATTGACCGTTATAGCAACTCAGCAACGAACAACGCTGTAATTAATAACATTTGTAGACTAATATACGGTCAAGGCTTAACGGCTACGGATAGCGCGATGAAGCCCAACGAATGGGCGCAACTGTTATCTATTCTTAAAGAGGATGATTTAAGACGTATTATCTTTGATTTGTACGCACTTGGTCAGTGTGCCTTACAGGTTCATTACGACAAAGGACATAAAGCTATTACAAGGGTTTTTCATACACCTATTCAATTATTAAGACCTGAGAAATGCAATAAAGATGGTGACATAGTAGGGTATTTCTATTCTGACAATTGGACTGATCCAAAAAAATACGTGCCTAAAAGATTCGATGCGTTTGGAACTTCAAAAAAAGAAGTAGAAATTTTATATCTAGCACCTTATAGTGCGGGTATGAAGTACTTTTCAAATGTAGATTATCAAGGTGGAATTGATTATGCGTTGTTAGAAGAAAAAATTGCTGAATACCTTATAAATGAGGTTAGTAACTCATTTGCGCCCACGACTATCGTAAATTTTAACAATGGGACTCCAACGGATGAGCAAAAAGATGAGATTTCAGCGCAAGTAATTGGTAAGTTAACAGGTTCAAAAGGTAAGAAAGTTGTAATATCATTTAATGATAACGAAAACACAAAGACAACGGTCGACACTATACCATTGCAAGACGCTGCAGACCATTATTCTTATTTGTCAGATGAATCTACTGCTAAGATATTACGTAGTCACAATGTAACCACGCCATTGTTATTCGGTGTAAGTTCAGCGACAGGATTCAGTTCGAATGCTGATGAAATGAAAACAGGAGCGTTGTTATTTGAAAACATGGTTATAAAGCCAAAGCAACAAATGATTGTTGAAATGCTTAAAAAGATACTTTCGTTTAATGGTGTTTCACTTAACCTAAAGTTTAAAACATTAAACCCTTTACAAGGGGATGAACCACAACCGGTACAAGATGTTAAAATGAGCGCGCAGGATGAGTTAGACGTTGCGAAGTATGGTGAAGATATTGATTTAGATGAATGGGTATTAGTTGATAGTAGAGAAGTCGATTATGATTTAGAAGATGAGTTGGATGCAGAGCTTGAAAAACTAAACGAACCTACAAATCTTTCTAAGTTTTTAAACCTTGTAAAAACAGGTACGGCACGACCAAACGCAAGCAGTATTCAAGATGGTAAACTATTCAAACATCGTTACAGATATACAGGTGACACCTCAGACGATTCAAGGTTATTTTGCAAGAAAATGATTCAAGCTAATAAGGTTTATCGTAAAGAAGATATTGTTAGAATGAGCAATGAAATTGTAAACGAAACACGTACACGCACAGATGGTACAGTTGGAGGTTTAGGGCCGCGTGGAGCAACTACATACGATGTCTTTTTTTACAAAGGCGGTGGAGCATGTCACCATAAATGGGTGAGAGAGACTTACTTAAGAAAATCGGATGTTAATTCACCAATCGCGAAAAAATACATGAAAGAGTTTAGACCTTCCATAGCTCGCAAACTTGGTGAGATTGTACCCGTGAACGACAAAAAAGTTTACACACGCCCGATTGATATGCCTAACCAAGGATTTTTACCTAAATAATTTTAAGACATGGCAGAAGCACTACTAATTTCGAAAAAAGACTTACAGGAATACACTTCGTTGAACGCAAATACAGACGTTGACAAAGTGATTCAATTCGTGTTGGTTGCCCAAAACATTTGGATTCAACAATACACGGGTAGTAAGCTATTGGATAAGATAAAAACGGATATTACCAACAATACACTTGCAGGTAACTATATAACCCTTGTACGCTCGTATTTAAAGCCTATGTTGATCCATTTTACGATGGTTGAGTATTTACCTTTCTGCGCTTACACAATTTCAAATAAAGGTATATATAAGCACCAATCTGAGAATAGCGAAATAGTTTCAAAAGAGGAAGTTGATTATTTAATCGAGAAAGAAAAACGTATCGCTGAAAGTTACTCGCAGAGGTTTTTAGACTATATTTGTAAAAACAATAGTTTGTTTCCTGAGTACACAACAAATGAAAACGGTGATGTATACCCACAACATGAAAACTACTTAACAAATTGGTATTTATGAAGAAAAAAAAAGAGTATAAACCAAAGGAAGAGAATATAATTAAACTAAAACAATACTTAAATGATATTAGCAAGTCACGGAATAATAGCAAGTAGTGGAGGTGGTGTACCTTTGTTATTAGACACGTACAGCGGAGCTTTAGGGGCATATTCGTTACGTAAAATTAAATCAACATACACAGGTTATGCGATTCGTGTTAGAAGGTCAAGTGACAACACGTCTCAGGATATAGGATTTGTAAATAACGTTTTAGACACATCGTCCATTGCCTCTTTTGTTGGGGCAAATAATGGTCATGTTTCAATTTGGTATGACCAAAGTGGGAACGGAAATAATTTTTTACAATCTACATTGGTAAACCAGCCATTAATAACGGAGTCCGGCGTTTTAAATGTTTTAAATACTAAGCCTACAATAAACTTAGGGTCATCAAGTAGGTTTTTAGAATTACCAAGTGGATTTTTAAACATTACAAGTGCTTTGTCATACTTTCAAGTGTCAAGGATTTTTGACGCAAACAACGGAGGTGTATTTTCACCATCTACAACAAATTCAACAGGTCTGGAAATTTTATTAACAAATGTTATTTCAAGAAAATCACTACTTAGAATTAATTCAAGCATAAGAAATGATAATTCTGGAGCTGCTTATCAATTATGGAATAGTGATGTACAAACACATTTCTCTATTCATGGAAATTCAACATCAACAAATGCATATAAAAACAATTCATTAGTTACATTAACAGATTCAAGTGCTATGCCTTCTTTGAATTTTAATGGAGTTTATGCCTTCGGTAGATACGCAAATACAAATTATATGCCGGGAGACGTACAGGAATTAATTATATATAATAATGATAAATCAGCTAATCAATCTCAAATAAGCACAAATATTAACGATTATTATTCAATCTACTAATATGTTAGGATATACATTTACAACTGAAGCTGAAGCAATGACAGCACGAAATCAAGCGGCAGCTCATAAGGGGTTGCCAAACGCTCAGGGAGACACGCTTTATTGGGTTAATTATAATTATTCCTCAATAGATGGTATTTACTACATTCAGCACGTTGAAGGACTTAACGCAGTGTTGGGAACGCCTATTGAGTTTACGGTAACAATACCTACACCATGAAGCGTAAGTTCTACGAGGGATAAATAATAAATAATAAAGTTGTTCAAACGGTATGGAGCGACTCAAGTAATTACATGATAAAATTTACAGATGAAAGTTTTGAAGTCATTAAGAAATAGATGGAATGCGCCAACGCCCTTGTTCTGGAAAAAAGTACAAAGTGTTGGAATAGTAATCGGAGGAATAGGAGCGGTTTTAATTGCTCCACCCTTTGGATTAGCAATTGCACCTTATATGGTTGCAGTTGGGTCAGTGGCAGGAGTATTATCTCAATTGACAATAGATGAGCAACGTTAGAAGTTACACAACAGACCAACTACTTGATAGAGTAGAAGAGTTGAAGTCATTCAAAACTATTCCATTAGGATATTGGATCCTTGGTGTTAGATCAAATGAGGACGCACCAAATAAGTATGACGATAAGTTTTACTTATTTAACGGTGAACAATTTGTTAAAGTTGTTACAGGTACAACTAACCCTGGAACACCAATTTTAGAAGGTGGTTATTTAAAATATAACAAAGTAGGTGCCGCGGTTGTTAAATCCAACGAATGGTATTACGATGTTTGGGCCTATGGTTTACACCAAGGTAAACAACCAGCATTAAGACAGGTGGGTAACTTCACTGTATACCGTGATGGAGATAGGGATGGTAAAAGCGAGGAAATTGGAATACCTATTAAAGGCAGTGGTTACGGAATAAACTTCCATAGCATTTCAAATGATTTATCCGTAAAAAAGATTGGTGAAAACATTGGTGGTTGGTCAGCAGGGTGCCAAGTGTGTAATAATGTTGAACAATACAGCATGATCATAAATTTAATTAAAAATCAAAATAGGGTAACATACTGTTTATTAGAAGAATTTTAGTATCTTTATAGAGTGTTTTGGAGCGGTTTAGAAATAAATCGCTTTTTTTTGCTTAAAAGTTTGCGTATTAATAATAAATGTTTAAATTTGTAACATAATTAAAAACATAAACACATGAAAACAGCAGAATTAATTGAAAGCCAAATTACCGAAATACGCGAGACGTTAGGTTATGGCAACAGGTTCGACAAAATTCCTTATTCAAAGGAGCTAGTAACTGAATCGCAAAAAGTAGTAGGAGAAAATTATTTATTCATCTTAAAAATTATGGGTCATGAAGCACGCTAGAACTTTACTTTACATTTTAATATGTATTATTTCAGTAGGATTTGTAAATCAGTATTGGAATACATCCACAGCAATATGGATTGCATTTGGTTTATTAGGTTGTTATTTAATAGGTAGAAGTTATGAAGAAGTTAATTAGAAATATATTCAAGGTAGACACGTTAATTATGCCCTCAGACGTTGAATTTACAAAGATTGACAGCGATAGTGTATGGGCAACGTTTGAAGACCTTAGAGAGCGTTTATACATCAATGACGGTTTAGTGTATGATGAAATAGGAGATCGCATCTGTACAACGATGGAGTTAGAACAATTTGACAACTTTAAAGAAATTAACCAATGTATTACGTGTGGCGGTTCTGGTGAGTACATGGTTACGGATTACGACCAAGATGCACCGTTTCAAAACATTTTAATAAACTGTTATTGTGAAAAGCCCTTCGAGTTATGAATACATTTACGAGCGTGTACGTAATATGTTGGAGTCAGGATGGATTCAGCTAGACATCGCTAAACATTTAAACGTACCTGTTGCAGTTGTTGGACATGCGATCGCAACATGGGAAGGAAAAAAGTATATAACAAGCCTATATTTTGGGCACAAAAACGAAGCATATTATGAAGAAGATTACATTTATCAAGCCCCTACTTATGACGAGCTTTCTGCTGATGAGCAGTATATCTGGCGCTCAATTGACTTTACAACAAATAAAGGACAAGGGGATAAAACATCCTGAAATTGTTTACGCACAATACCGCCTTGAAACAGGGAATGGAGTTAGCAGAGCATTCACGGAGTATAACAACGCGTTTGGATTCATATATAAGGGTCGTTTAATGCGTTTTAAGAGCGTTGAAGCTTGTGTAGAGTATTACAAGACTTGGCAGGATAAAAGATACGTTAAAGGCGATTATTACGTATTCTTGCAAAAAATAGGATACGCAGAGGATGAGGGCTATATTGAAATGTTAAAAAAGTTTTAATGGAAACAGTAGAGGAATATCACAATAGACGAATAAACGAAATAAACGAAAGGATTAATTATCTTCAAAGCTACATTGATAACAATACGGCTTTAAAACATAATGAGAATGGAGTTGGTGGTTCTTATTTAAAGCGAAGGAACTCAAGAATATCAGCAAACCATAATCAAAGAGTTAACGAATTTAAATCAGAAATAGAAGGTTTAAAAAGAGTAGTGGAAATGCACATAAACAAGATAAAATGGAAAAGATAAAATTAGGAGGTTGTGGTTATTTATACCAAAAAAAAGAAAGTAAACACACATTAATAGCAGACCCGAAAGATGAAGGTTGGTATGAGGATTTAAAAGGACAAGCAATTTTTGAAATAGAAGATACAGGAAATGGAATAGAATTTACACAACGTAATAAAAACAGATTAGATTATGACGAAGCTCAAGAGTTATTTTACCTATTAAAAAAAGTTTTGTAACCAACTAAACCGACCTAACAAGTCGGTTTTTTTGTGTAATAATAGAAAAGTTACAGATTAACACGATAATGTGTAACCATAGACACATTGATTTACAATATATTACAAGCAAAGTTACAGGTTGCACCATTTTTTTAACTTTTTCAAAACTTTTGGCGTAAAAAAAAATAAAGTTTAATCAAACAAAAAAAAAATAAAGTAGTTGAAAATATGTATATTAAGTGTAACCTGTAACCTATATATATAAATACCAGTAAACACTAGGGTTTTGAGCGGTTACAGATTGAAAAAACCATCTGTAACTATCTGTAACCTGTAACCGATAAAAAAAAAATAAAAAAATGTTTGATAAATTAAAAAAATAAGTATATTTGTACCCGTGAAGGGACGCACAAAAAGAAATTATTTAATAAAGGGTTTTGAATTAGTAGGAACGTCCCTCCGAAAATTTGAGACCCTTTTTGCATTAAAAAAAAATAAATTATGATTAGTATTTTTAAGTACTGCAAAGAGCCAAAGGCAAAACCAATTAGAAACTTATCTGAACAGGAGTTTTTTGATGGTGTGAAAAATGGACAGTGGCAGGATGAAGTGTTAGATTATAGAACTAACAAAATTGAAAAGACAAAACTGCATTGTTTAACACCATCGGGAGTGTTTGCTCAACGCGAAATTAAAAGCTTGGTAGAACATTCAAACATTATTTGTTTAGATGTGGATGCAAAAGATCAGATTTGCACTTTTGACATTGAAGATATCAAAAGAGACGAATATGTTTATGTAGTTCATGCTTCTTGTTCTGGCAATGGTGGATATGCTATTTATGTAAAAATAGACGGTAATAAACATTTAGATGCTTATTTAGGTTTAGAAGAATATTTCTTTATAAATTATTCAATAGTTCTTGATAAAGCTTGTAAAGATGTTTCAAGGTTGCGCTTTGTATCTTATGACCCGCATTTATTTCAAAATAACAAATCAAAAACCTTTAAAAAATACTTAAAGAAAAAAGAGGTTGATAAAAAGAATTTTAAGACAATAGTTGTAAAATCTGATTTTGATGAAATGGTAAATCAAGCAAGTTATATGAATTTGTTTGATGATTATAATGATTATATTGGTTTATGCTTTGCATTAGTTTCAGAATTTCGAGAAGATGGTAGAGATTATTTTCATGCTTTATGTAGGTCGTCTGTAAAATATAATTCTGAAAAAGCAGAAAAGGATTATACACAAGCTTTAAAAAGAGAAGGTACAGGAATAACAATTTCTAGTGTTTATTATAAGTTTAGAGAAGCAGGCATTAAATTAACATCTGAAAAAACTGAACAAATAAAATCTATTGTAAAGTTATCTGATAATCCAAAAGAGATTTTAAAAGAGTTAAACATTCGAGATGATGAAAATTTAGTTGAAAAATTTAAAGAAAAAGATAATGAAGAAAAAACAGAAATTGATTTAATAATTGATTTAATAAAATTATCGAAAGTTAGATTTAATGAGGTAACGAGAAATTTTGAATTTGGCAAAGAAGAAATGACAGACCGAACACTAGCAAAATTTTATACTCAAGTTTGGACAAAAATAGACGATAAAATATCTAAAGATAAAATATTTACGTTAATTCAAAATGTTGATAATTCTGAATCTTACAACCCGATAACTAATTGGTTTGAACAAAACAAACACATTGAATCAAAAGACAATTTTGATGAATTAATAAAGTGTTTTGAGATTGAAAGTGTAATATATGAAGAAAGAGAAAAGCTAGTTATAACAGATTATTTAGATGTTTATTTAAAAAAATGGATGTTAGGGTTAATAGGTTCTGCTCACGGTACATATTCATTAATGATTCTAGTATTAAGCGGTGAACAAGGTATTAAAAAAACAGAATTTTTTAGAAATTTATTTCCAGAAGATTTAAAAAAGTTTTATGCAGAATCAAATTTAGATGAAGGTAAAGATTCTGAAATTTTAATGACTAAAAAATGGTTGATTGTAGATGATGAATTTGGTGGTAAATCTAAAAGAGATGCTACAAAATTAAAACGTTTGTCTTCACAACAAAGTTTCTCGATAAGAATGCCTTTTGGTAAAGTTTCTGAAGATTTAAACAGATTAGCAGTGTTAGGTGGCACATCAAATGATTATGAAATAATAAACGATCCGACAGGTAATAGAAGGATTATTCCTGTAAATTTAATTTCATTTGATTTTGATAGATTTAAAAAGATAGATAAAACAAAATTGTTTGTCGAATTATATAAAGAGTGGGAACAAGATAAAACAGCATGGTTTTTAACAAAATCAGAAATTGAATATTTAAATAAGTCAACAACTAAAAATACAGAGGTAATGTCAGAGGTTGAATTGTTAGATAGAAATTTAATTCCAGACCCTTACACTAAGATGACAAACACAGATATTAAACTAGAATTAGAAAGATTGTTTCCTAGTTTGAGAACGTCTACTAAGAGAATCGGTCAAGCCTTAAAGATTTGTGGGTATGAACAAAAGATTCAAAAAGTAAATGGTAAGACAATAAGATTTTATGAATGTATATTTAATTAATTAAGTTATGTTAAGGGACTATCAACACAAGGCAATTTTTGAGTTTGAAAATTCAGAAGAAAAAAATATACTACTTCAAATGCCAACAGGCGCAGGAAAAACATTTACATTTTGTGAAGTTGCCAAAAGATATTTTACAGAGCATATTCAAAAAGTTTTAATATTAGTTCATAGAACTGAATTATTAGAACAAGCAAAAAAAAGTTTGGGTGAAAGATGTTTTTCAATTGAAAGGGGAGTTAAATTAATACCAACAGATTTTGATTTTTACGTTGGTATGGTTGAAACTTTAAACAGAAGACTGGATAAATTACCAACTTTTGGATTAATAATAATAGATGAAGCGCATATTGGTAACTTTAAAAAACTCCCTTTTTTTGAATGTAAAAACACTAAAATTCTAGGGGTAACTGCAACACCAATTAATGAACAGCCTTTATCTAATTATTATAATAAAATGATTATGCCTGTATCGATTAATAAATTGATTGATAATAATTTTTTATTAAATTGTAATGTTTATGGTTTTGCATCTGATCTTGTATCAAAGCAAAAATGGAAAACAAAAGGAGGTGATTTTGATGAGAAGCAAATGGAAGAGTTTTATTCATCTGAAAAAATGGTTAAAAATGTTATAGATGCTTATTGGGATAAATTAAAAGGAAATAAGACATTAATATTCAATGTAAATTTAAAACATAATGATGATGTTTATAATGCTTTTAAAAATGAGGGATTGAATGTCTATACTCTTACAGGTGAAACACCATTAAATGAAAGAAAAAGCATATTAAAAAAGTTTAAAGAGCAAGATGATGCAATACTTTGTAACGTTGGTGTTTTAACAGCAGGATTTGATGAACCAAGTGTAAAAGGTATAATTTTAAATAGAGCGACAAAAAGTCTTGCTTTATATTTACAAATGATTGGAAGAGGTTCTAGGCTATATGAAAACAAAGATAAATTTATAGTTTTAGATTTAGGGAAAAACACAATAAGACATGGTTTTTATGATGGGTATTTTGATTGGCAAAATTATTTTCTAAAAGGTTCTAAAAAAGATAAAGGAGAAAAAAAAGAGGGTGCTAGTCCAATAAAAGAATGTCCAGAGTGTAGATTTACACAACACGTAAGAAAAGTTAATTGTGAAAATTGTGGATTTGATTTTGAAGAGGAAAGAGAAAAACAAGCCAAAGAAGAAAAAGAACAAAAGCTTTATTTGCTTACAAAAGAAAAACCTATTAATATTCCTTATGATAGGCTTTATGAATTAGCAGAGCAAAGACAATGGAAACCATACGCAATTTTACATAAGATACAAGAACATATATTAAATTATCAAGTTAAAAACGTTGATGTTGTAGATGATAACTTTTGTGATTCACAAGCTTTAATTGAATTAGATAATTGGTGTAAAAAACACAATATAAAAAATAATAAATGGCATAAAGATTTAATGTTAAATCAATTAAAACAAAAAAGAGATGCAAAAATCGGAATCTAAAATACAGCAAGAAATAGTTATTTGGTATAGAAATAATAATTTAAACAATAATAATATTATTTTTTCAGTACCTAATGAGGGTAAAAGCGCAAAAGAACAAATGTTTAAAAAAGCCACAGGTTTAATGTCTGGAGTTTCTGATTTGATTTGTATAAATAATGGAGAAGTATTATTTGTTGAATGTAAAGACTTAAAAGGAAAACAAAGCGAAAAGCAAAAAGAGTTCCAGAAAATAATAGAATTACAAGGTTTTAAATACCATTTAGTAAGGTCTTTAGATGAATTTAAAGAAAAAGTTTAGAAAAATTTAAAGAAATAGTTGTAGATTAATAATTAATGATTAGATTTGTAACATAATCTAAACAAAACACACAATGAAAACAAACCTCAGAAAATTAGCATTGATCCTTCGGAAGGTAGACGCTTCAAAATTCTTGTATATTAGCATTTACAACGGGTCGATTGTACTTGGAGCATTTGAACAAGACGTATTAATTGACGACCTAAATATTAACTGGGATTCGGTCGAATACGATTTAGAAATGACAATCTTTAAGAAAAACAATGTTAAATTAATTGTGTCATGAAAAATTTATACAAAGCATTGGCTAACTTTCAGCAGGAAGTACCAACAATACATAAGGGAACCGCTGGTTATGGCTATTCTTATGCGGATTTAACAGCGATTTACAAAGTAATTAACCCGTTAATGAAAAAACATGGGTTAGGTTTTACGCAGCCAATTGTAAACAATCAAATGAAAACAATAGTATTTCATATTGAAAGCGGTGAATCAATTGAAAGCCTTGCAGATATTCCAATGAATGTACAACTCAAGGGGATGAATGATTACCAAGTTATGGGGTCTGCGTTTACTTACTTCAGACGATATACTTTGAGTTCTATGTTAGGTCTTGTAACCGATAAAGATATCGATGCAAGCGGTGAACAGACAGGCAAGCGTAAAGAGACAATAACCGACGAACGTTTACAAGCTGCACTTGAGAAAATCAAAAAAGGGGAGTACACAATGGAAAAGCTAAAAGAGAAGTTTGAATTAACACCTAAACAATTAGAGTTATGTTAATACGTTGTTCATCACTACCGAAAATTATGGTTAACTCCCGTTCAAAAGACGGGGGTTTATCCGAAACAGCAAAGTCTTACATCAAGTCAATTGCTAAGCAAGACTACTTCGGTTATACTACTGAGTTAAATAACAAGTACGTGACCAAGGGTATACAATGCGAAGAGCAATCTATTGAACTACTTAATGATGTTCTATTCACTAACTACGAAAAGAACACTGAACGTAAAACAACAGAGCTACTAACAGGGGAAGCGGACATAGTTACCAATGATTTAATAATCGACATTAAAACCTCATGGTCATTTGATACATTTCCTGCAACACCAAGCGATATTAACATCAAAGATTATGAGTATCAATTACGGGGCTATATGTATCTTTACAAAGTAGACCGTGCTGCGCTTGCTTACTGTATGGTCGACACACCAAGCGACTTAATCGGTTACGAAAATGAAGATTTACACCGTGTGCGAGATACACCGATTCAAAGCCTTGTAACGATGTTAACGATTGAACGTGACTTAGAACTTGAACAAGAAATGTTAGAGCGTTCAGCGGCAGCAATTGAATATTATAAACAATACATAAATCAAATCAATGAAAAGAAGTATAGTTGACTTTAGCGACATACCTATCGATGAGATACGGATGAGGCTTAAGTATCAGAAGAAAAAGTATAGTGTAACAGAATGCGTAAAGGAAGCATTTAAAATAGCAAACAATAAAATAAAAGAAGATGAAAAATGAAATGAAATAAGAATAGATTTAAATTAGTATATTTGTAAAGCGGGATAGGTTAGAGGTAATTAACTAACTGAAAAGCGAAGTGTTTACGTCTTCCCGTTTTCTTTTAAACACGTTATTAAACACTAAAAACAATGGGAGAAATTTGGAAAGATGTAATTGGATACGAGGGATTGTATCAAGTAAGTTCTTTAGGTAATGTAAAATCTTTATCAAGAGAAATGTGGAACGGTCATAAGTTTTTAATATCTAAAGACCGTATTTTAACACCCACATTAAATACGAAAGGATATCCACAAGTGAGAATTTATAAAAAAGGAATTGCAAAAACAAGAACTATACATCAATTAGTTGCAGAATCTTTTTTAAATCACACACGTGATGGATCAATGAAATTAGTTGTAGACCATATTAATGATGTTAAAACAGATAATAGAGTTGATAATTTACAGATCGTTACTAATAGATTTAATGTTTGTAAAACTCAAGGTAAGTACACAAGTAAATACAAGGGTGTTCATTGGTATAAAAGAGATAGTAATTGGAGAGCTGCTATAACAATAGATAATAAAAACACTCATTTAGGTTATTTCAATTGTGAATTAGCAGCAAGTTTAGCATATCAAACCAAATTAAAAGAAATCACTAATAAATAAAATAAAACAAATATGAAAAATGATTTAAAGTTTACAGGAAAGATTACAAGTATTTTAGAAATTGTAGAGGTTGGAACGAATAAAAAAGTAGAGTTTGTAGTAACAGAGACCGAGGGGCAATACCCTCAAGCGGTAAAGTTTGGAATCTTCGGAACTGAGAAAGTAGATAAGTTTATCCAATACAACAAGGTTGACCAAGAAGTTGAGGTGTTATTTAATTTCAAGACCAACGAATGGCAAGGTAAGTACTTCACGTCTATAGATGCGTGGAGAGTTAATAAAGTACAAACAGAAGAAACACCATTTTAACATGAAGAAAGACGTTAAAAGCCTTGCTGATTTAAGCGAGGCTAAACGCCTAAGGGCGATTGAATACTATCAACACATAGCTCGTGCAATGATGCTTTGCCAATCTGCACTACATTCATTGGATGACGTAAGCGATAATATGTTTCACAAACACGAAATTAAACGTACGATTAATCAGTTTATCAATGGAGTTGAAAGATTTGCGACTACATTTGTAGAAAACAACAACGAGACAATGGCTCAGACTTACAGCAATATAATCAAACAGATTGACGAGTTCAAAGAAAACATTAAAGTACAGATACAATGACAGAATTTGAAGGAACTAAAGAACAAGCGCAAGAGTTAGTAGATAAATTTTTATGTGTAGATGACAATGAAGATTTATTTTGCGATGAATGTGGAATGAGTGAGAAGGCTGCTAAATTGTGCGCCTTAATTGCAGTAAATGAACTCATAAAAAGTTGGGATAAAGATTTATACGAGAATTGCGGCGCGTCTGAATATTGGCAAGAAGTTAAATATTATCTATTAAAGTTATGATTTCAAGAAACAACAAGAACAGGCAACGCTGGATGATAGCAATGCAGTTTGATATCGACCGTTGGAAGTTTAGAGAGAACCGAAAAGGAGTAATTAACGTAGGCAGAATGATAAGAAAAGCCTTTTATAACAAGTACGATGACAACAATTAAAGAACAAATAGAAGAACTAAAATCATTCTTAACAGGTGATTTGTTTGCTGATGGAGATATACTTCAAAAAATCTACGACTTGAAAAAGCAGCTTAACCCTGAGATAGTAGATAATCCAGAATTAGATGACGATGATCTAGAGGAATGCTTATATTGCGGAAGTTAAATGAAAAAGTGTTTTAGCTGCAAACGAAATCTCCCCTTGTTTTTGTTTTTAAAAGATGATTCAAAATACCAAGTCAAAACGGAAAAAGGCAAATGTAAAGTGTGCAGATTGTGCAATATTAAGCGAAGTTTAAAAACAAATAGTATCTTTGCAAGGGTAGATGGTAAATTTATAACAATAGAAAAAACCAAGATTCAAATAATAAAACACTTTTTAAAATGAAGATAAAAGTTAGTACAAGAGTTGTTTTCATATTTAAAAGCCACGTTGTTAAAGTACCCATCAGTTTACGTGGGTATTTGCAATGTTTACAGGAACGCGACCTTTGGGATAAGTACAAAGATTTAGGGTTATTAGGTGAACTTTACAGTTACAACCGTGGAATAATCAGAATGAAACGATACGACCCTATTAAGGCAGTTGATCACTATGACATATCAGTTGTAAAAAAAGCTATTAAAGAGCTTGATATTGATATGTGCGACCTTTACAACAAAGCAAATTGGGGAGAACTAAATGGTAAAAGATACCTAATTGATTACGGAATAAATGAAGAAATAAGTAAAATGTATAATTTATGAAATTAAGATGTATAGAAAAATACTTTGCCAATTTTACGTACGGTAAAGTTTACGAAGTTGTCGGGCAAACAAAGAGCTATATTTGGGTTATTAACGACAAAGGGCAAGAACATCAATTTGACACGATTGAAAACTATTTTGAAGTAGTGACCGATAACGCGCCAAGCTATTACAATAATGAGAAAGGTTCACTGTATAAGTTTGCTGAAGACCATGAGCTAAACTCATACGAATTTGATTTGGTTAAACGTCTTGTAAGATGCAGAAAAAAAGGCAACTTTGTACAGGATTTAGAAAAGACAAAGTATTTAATTGATTTATATTTAAAAGAATGGAAAGAGAAATAATAAATTGGGCTAAAGCAAGGAAGTTAGACAACCCCGACAATAAGTTTCAACAACTTGCAAAGGTTGTAGAGGAAGTTGGGGAGCTATCCTCTGCAATACTAAAGCGAGACATTTCAGAAACGATTGACGCGCTTGGAGACACTTACATTACACTTGTTATATTAGCCAATCAAATGGGCTACTCATTAGAAGACTGTGCAAAGCGTGCCTTTAAAGTTATTGAATATCGAAAAGGAAAAACCGAAAACGGAACGTTTATTAAAGAATAATTTGTATATTTGTTCAATCGGTACACTTTCGCCAGTAAGTCGATAATTTGATAAATTTGGGGTGTCTAAGGAGCATCACTTTTTTTAAACCCTTGCAGCAATTGTTGTAAGGGTTTTTTCGTTATCTTTAACCCCATGAATCTAATTGAAATAGCAAAGTATCACGATGAATGGGTGCGTATCGTTAAACGATTTGGGGCCAAGACCGATGCTGAAGATATTGTACAAGACATGTATCTAAGGTTTCACAAGTACGGTAAAGGTCAGGTAATCACAAAGTCATTCATCTGGATAATGCTGCGTAACTCTTTTTATGACTCATGCAAGCGCGAGGTGTCAATGGTCGACATAGATTTATTAGTTGACCTATCAGAGGACGAAAACAACAAAAGCTATGAAATAGAGTTATACTATCAAAACGTTGAAGATGAAATAAAATCCTGGGAATGGTTCGACCAACAACTATTCTTATTATATTTACGAAGCGGAAAAAGTATGCGTGAACTTGAAAAGGAAACTAAAATAAGTTTAACTTCTATTTTTCACACTATTAAAAAATGTAAACGGAAATTAAAGACATGGCAAAAAGATCAAAAGGGTTTGGAGATACAGTAGCTAAGTTCACAGAAGCAACAGGGATTGATAAGGTTGTTAACTTCATTGCTGGGGAAGATTGTGGCTGCAACAAACGTAAAGAGATACTCAACAAACTATTCCCCTATAAAACTCCTGAATGTTTAACAGAACCCGAATACAAGCTATTGGAAGAGCTGTTACCTCAGATTTCTGTTAAGATTAAACCATCACAACAAATTGAGTTCTTAAAGGTTTACAATAGAGTCTTTAAAACAAACGAAAGACCTACTTCATGTGCTTCATGTTTGAACGACATGTTACGTAAAGTTAGAATAGTTTTTAATGAATATAACAAAGAGTCTTTTCCTGAAGGTCAAGGCGGTTTTTTAGGATGAATGTAATAAAAACAAAAATATCGGATGTTAAATTAAACCCTAACAATCCACGATTAATTAAGGACGATAAGTTTACAAAGTTAGTTCAGTCGATTAAAGACTTTCCCGAAATGTTAGATATTAGACCTATTGTAGTAAATCAGGATATGATTATTCTAGGAGGTAATATGAGATACAAGGCTTGTAAAGAAGCTGGGTTAAAAGAAATACCAGTTATTGTAACCGATTTGACTGAAGAGCAACAAAGGGAGTTTTTGATTAAAGATAATACTTCAGGCGGTGAATGGGATTGGGAAGTTTTAAAAAATGAATGGAATTTAGAACAGCTTGATGACTGGGGAATGGATATTCCAAACTTTGCATCTGATATTGTTTTAGAAGCTGAAGAAGATGATTTTGATACAACCCCTCCCGAAATACCGATAACTGTATTGGGTGACCTTTACGAAATAGGTGAGCATAGATTATTGTGTGGTGATAGCACTTGTTCAGACACGGTTGGTAAATTAATGAATGGAGATAAAGCGGACATGGTATTTACAGACCCTCCTTATGGTATGAGTTTAGATGCTGACTTTTCTAAGATGGGAAGTGATACAATAAAAGCAGGTAGAAAGCACGAAAATATTAAGAATGATGATAAGCAGTTTGACCCATCAATTATATTTACTTTTTTTAATTATTGTGATGATATAATATTATTTGGAGCAGATTATTATTCAGATTATATACCAAATAAAAATGAAGGAAGTTGGTTAATATGGGATAAAAGAGTAGAAGATAAATATGATAAAATAATAGGTTCTTCATTTGAAACTATATTTAGTAAAAGAAAAGTAAAAAGGGAAATTATAAGATATGAATATGTTAGTTGGGCAAATAGAATGGCTGATAAAGTAAACGGAATAAAACCACATCCTACAATGAAACCAATCGGTATGTTAAATATTTTATTAGGTAAATTTACAGGTAGTTTTATAGCAGACTTATTTCTTGGTAGTGGCAGCACAATGGTTGCATCACACCAACTTAAACGCAAATGCTACGGAATGGAATTAGACCCTAAATATTGCGATGTAATTGTAAAGCGAATGATTAAGTTAGACCCAACACTTGAAATCAAGCGTAACGGAGTAGTAACTAAAGACTTTGAATAATGGCATACGACAAACAAAAGATATTTGAACAGGCAAAGGAAATGATAGTTAAACATAAACTATTTTTCATTGAAGATATAGTTGCTTTTTTACCATGTGATAAGACTACATTTTACAGATTTTTTGAGCCTGAAAGCAACGAATACAACGAGCTAAAAGGATTATTAGAAACTAATCGTATTGAATTAAAAGTATCAATGCGCTCTAAGTGGTACAAGTCAAATGCTCCTGCTTTACAGATGGCGTTAATGAAATTGATAGCTACTCCTGATGAACTAAAAAAACTATCTATGCAATATGTTGAAAGTGAAAATAAAAACACTAATGTTAATCTAAAAGACTTAATCAGTTTTGGTAATACTGAATCCGAAATATAAAACTTTTGCAAATGATTCTAGATACTTTATTGTTACAGGTGGCAGGGGTAGTGGTAAGTCATATTCTATTAATTTACTTCTACTGCTCCTTACCTACGAATCGAACCATGTTATCTTATTTACACGTTATACCCTTACTTCTGCTCACATCTCTATTATACCTGAATTTATTGATAAGATTGATATATTAGATAAGCACAAGGATTTCCATATTACCAAGGATGAAATAATTAATCTAAGAACAGGATCAAAGATACTATTCAAGGGTATTAAGACATCGAGCGGAACCCAAACAGCTAACCTAAAATCATTAGCAGGTGTAACTACATGGGTCCTCGATGAAGCGGAAGAGTTAACGGATGAAGATGTATTTGATAAGATTGATTATTCTATTCGACATAAAGAAAAACAAAATAGGGTAATACTTATACTTAACCCTGCTACTAAAGAACACTTCATCTATCAAAAGTTTTTCGAAAGGAAAGGAGTTGAAGCTGGAGTTAATACAGTTAAAGGCGATACAACGTACATTCATACAACGTACCAAGACAATATATCAAACCTGTCTGAAAGTTTCTTAAATCAAATAAAAACGATAAAAGAACGCCGTCCTGACAAGTATAAACATACAATACTCGGAGGTTGGTTAGAGAAAGCAGAAGGAGTTATCTTTACTAATTGGAGAATTGGTGAATATAATAAAGATAATGGTTCAGTGTTTGGTCAGGATTACGGGTTTAGTAACGATCCAAGTACACTTGTTGAAACGTCAATCGATAAGACTAACAAAATTATTTATGTTAGGCTGCATATTTATCAAACAGGATTGACCACGTCACAACTATCACAACTTAATAGACAATTTGCAGGACGTGACTTAATAGTTGCGGATAATGCAGAGCCACGTTTGATTAACGAATTAAAGTCACAAGGGCTTAATATCGTACCAACGATCAAAGGAGCAGACTCAGTAAAATACGGAATAAGTTTATTGCAAGACTATGACTTAATTATTGATGAAAATTCAGTAGATTTGATAAAAGAATTAAATAACTATTGTTGGCTTGAAAAGAAATCAGAAACACCGATAGATAAATATAACCACTGCTTTGTAGGAGAAACAATGATAACAACAAATAAAGGAGATGTTAGAATAGACTCTATAAAAGTTGGTGATTATGTTTTAACAAGTGAGGGATATAAAAAAGTGTTGAAAACTTTTAATAACGGAGTAAAACAAGTTAATAACTACTCGATGCACTTCGGTACTTTTTCTTTATCTTTGTGTTCAACAAAAGACCATAAGATAAAAACCAATAAAGAATGGAAGAAAGTATCAGAGTTACAGAAAGACAATGTGTTATACCAATACAAATATTCAACGAAAAGGAATATAAATTGTATGATGGTGAAAGATATTTTAGTAGAGGCAAAAAGAGACTACATGTTGAAGTGTGGAAGTATTACAAAGGCAGTATACCAAAAGGGTATCATATACACCACGTTGACGGTAATACCCACAATAACAACATTGAAAACCTTAACCTTATTAATGGAAGTTTGCACCTTAGGTATGAAGGTAAAAAAAGGTTTAAAGAAAACCCTGAGTTTGCGAAATCCTTTCACGCAAAAGGAATTGAAAAAGCAAAAGAGTGGCACAAGTCAGAAGATGGAAGAGAGTGGCACAGACAACACGGTAAACAATCGTGGATTAATAAACAGATGTTTAAAAAGAATTGTACGGTATGCGGAAAGGAATACGAAACTCCATTCCCAACAAGAAGTAAATTCTGTCATCAAAACTGCAAAGCTAAAGCACTTAGAAGTAGGAGAAAGTTATCAAGCGAACGTGTATGATATTATGGTAGAAGATTGTCACGAATATTTTGCAAATGGTATATTAGTACACAATTGCTTAGATGCGTTACGTTATGCAGTTAGTTATCAATTAAGTAACCCAAATAAAGGAAAATATGGAATTAGGTGAGAAAATGTTAAGCGAAAATGATTCTACATTTGTATGGCAAGTGTATGAAGGAGACATTTATAACCGCAAAACCGCATTAAAAAATATTGACGATTTAATAATTCATTTAAATAACGTTAAAGAAAAAGGATTTACTCACGTCAATACAGAAATGATAGGAATTCGGTTTCTAACTAAAAGCGAAGTATTATTGGAAGAAATAGATTATTTGAATAATAGAGTTGAACAATTAAAAAAAGAATTAGATGGAATCAGGTAAAAGTTTAAGACAAATGATTAATGAGAGCAGCGCAAAGGTTGTGGATGCTTACAAGAATGAATACGGAGATAATTGGAAATTTCAATGCGTTGAGTCAATCGACAATGAAGTAGCGAAAGCTGAAGCGTCATTGAAGTATTGGAAGGGTGTGAGAGCAAAAGTAATGATAGCAAAATGAAAGTAGAGATTGAAATTCCTTCAAACCTATCAGAGATCAGTTTGGATAGATATCAAAAGTACATGCTTACTTTGAACAACTCAGACGATAAAGAGTTTGTGTTTCAAAAGATGATTGAAATATTTTGTGGTCTTGAATTAAAGGAAGTTGTCAAGATGAAAGCATCGACCGTAATAGAGTTGGTGCAACACTTTGACAAATTGTTTAACGAGAAAACAAAGTTTAAACATAGGTTCAAATTAAACGGTGTGGAGTTTGGATTTATTCCAGACCTTGAGGAAATATCATGGGGTGAATACATCGATATTGAATCTAACATCGGAGATTTTCAAAACAT